CGGCATGCCGACGCTCTACACCACCGAGCAGTACCTCGTCGAGATGCTGCTGTCGAAGGACGGCTTCGGTCGTCGTCGGTGGAACAACACCGCGGAGCTGGCCACAGCTCTTCGCGTCGCGGACGTCGTCGCTGTTGAGGTCATGGAGGATGTTCCGGACCTGTTCGGCATCGTCGTCAACCTGGCCGACTACAACATCGGCGCGGACAAGGGTGGCGAGGTCAACCTGTTCGACGACTTCGACATCGACTACAACCAGTACAAGTACCTGATCGAGACGCGCATTTCCGGCGCCCTCGTGAAGATCAAGTCGGCGCTGATCGTCCGCAAGGTCGCGGCTGCCGATGTTCTGGTCGACCCGATCACCGAGCCGACCTTCGTCGAGGCCACCGGTGTGGTCACGATCCCGACTCAGACCGGTGTCACCTACAAGAACGCGGACACGCTCGCCACGCTTTCCTCGGGTGCTCAGGCCGCTCTGGCCGCCGGCGCCACGCTCCGCGTCAAGGCCTTCCCGAACACCAACTTCTACTTCGCGACCAACGCGCAGGACGAGTGGTCGTTCACGCGTCCGGCTGCCTGATAAGCAGCTAGCGCCATGGCAAAGTTCTTTGGTGTAATCGGCTATGGCGTAACTGTGGAGACATCTCCTGGAGTTTGGCAAGATGAGATCACAGAGCTCTCATATTACGGCGATGTGATTCGAAACACGCGAAAGCTCCAGGAGGGTGAGAATCTCAACAACAACCTCACCGTAAACAACTCCATCAGTATCGTCGCGGATGCGTATGCCAACGAACATTTCTTTGCCATGCGGTACATCAGCTGGGCGGGGACTTTGTGGACGGTAAGTGACGTCGAAGTGCAGAGTCCCCGCCTGCTCTTGCGGTTGGGAGGTGTATACAATGGGCCGGTTGCTCCTCCAGAGTGATCTGGAAGTCCTTCTCGGCAGCTCCAACGTATATTTCCAACCTCCTAACAACTTGGCAATGCAGTATCCCTGCATCGTGTACAAGCGAGACGCAGCGGATACCAAGTTCGCGGACAACGCGCCGTACAGCTACACCAAGAGATACCAGGTAACTGTCATCGACAAGAATCCGGACAGCCTTATTCCGGACAAAGTCGCCGCCCTGCCGTTGTGTGCCTTCAACCGACATTTCACGGCCGGAAACCTGAACCACGACGTGTTCATCTTGTACTACTGAGGAGAAAGCAATGGCTGAACTTACCTGGGATGCTGTCGGTGAGCGTAAGTACGAGACCGGCGTCGACCACGGTGTTCTGTACATCCCCAACGGCGTGGGCGTCTACGAGGACGGCTACGCCTGGAACGGCCTGGTGTCCGTCACCGAGTCGCCTACCGGCGCTGAGGCCAACCCGCAGTACGCGGACAACATCAAGTACCTGAGCCTCGTCTCCGCCGAGGAGTTCGGTGCCACCCTCGAGGCCTTCACCTACCCGGACGAGTTCGGGCAGTGCGATGGCACGGCGGAGCCGGAGCCGGGCGTCACGATCGGTCAGCAGAGTCGTAAGACTTTCGGCCTGTCGTACCGGACCAAGGTCGGCAACGACCTGGATGCCGACGCCGGATACAAACTGCACCTGATCTACGGCGCTCTGGCGGCACCGTCGGAGAAGGGCTACACGACGATCAACGACTCTCCCGAGGCGATCACGTTCAGCTGGGAGATCACCACCACGCCGGTGACGGCCGGCTCCAGCTTCAAGCCGACGGCTTCGCTGGTCATCGACTCGACGAAGGTCGACCCGGCCGATCTGGAAGCTCTCGAGGACCTCCTGTACGGCACGGTTGGCACCGACGCACAGCTGCCGGACCCGGCCACCGTCATCGCGCTCTTCGCCGGCACGCTGACCGAGGTCAACATGAGCCTGGCCGCCAACCAGCCGACCTTCGTCAACGCCACCGGCGTTGTCACTCTGCCCGCCGTCACCGGTGTTCAGTGGAAGATCAACGGCGTCAACAAGGCATCTGGTGCTCAGCCGGCCATCTCTGTCGGCAAGGTTTCCGAGGTCACGGCGCACGCCCTGGCGACGTACTACCTGACGGGCGACACCGACTGGGCCTTCGAGCGCGTGTAAACAAGGAAGGAGCAAGAGAGTGCTCATCGTCAATGTTGTAATGGAAGAAGAGTATGACGAGCCGAACGAGCAGTTCCTTTACTCGATCTTTGAGTTGGAGCTTGAGCATTCTCTTGTCTCACTGTCAAAATGGGAGTCATTCTTCGAGAAACCGTTCCTCGGTAAAGAACAGAAGACTGACGAAGAAACTCTTTGGTACATAGAGGCCATGACCTTGACCCAAAAAGTTCCTTCGGAAGTTTACGAGAAACTGTCTGAGGACAACATCTCGTCGATCAATTCGTACGTCGCCGCCAAGATGACTGCCACTTGGTTTAGCGACAGGGAATCACAAAGGCAGAGTCGCGAAGTCATTACCGCCGAGATCATCTATCATTGGATGATCGCACTTAACATCCCTTTCGAGTGTCAGCACTGGCACTTGAATAGATTGTTGACTCTTGTTCGGGTATGCAATCAGAAGAACACACCCCCGAAGAAGATGAGTAAGCAGGAGCTCGCGCGGAGAAACAGAGAACTGAACGCAAAGCGAAGATCAGAACTGGGCACTTCCGGCTGAGGGGAGGAACTCCACCGTGACACAGCTTTCCTGGGACGTTGTCGGACAACGTTTCTACGAGATCGGCGTGGACCGAGGCGTCCTATACGTCGACGACGTCGGCTACGCCTGGAACGGCCTCGTCTCGGTCGAAGAGAGTCCCTCGGGAGGCGAAGCAAAGGCGTATTACATCGATGGTGTCAAGTACCTGAACCTGTCGTCTTCGGAAGAGTACGAAGCTACCATCAGTGCCTTCTACAGTCCTGAAGAGTTTGATGCCTGCGACGGGATTGGCACACTCCAACCAGGACTGCAGACAACTCAACAACGTCGAAAGTCGTTCGGATTTAGCTACCGAACCAAGGTTGCCAACGATGTCGACGGTGTCGATCACGGATACAAGATTCACATCGTGTACAACGCTCTGGCACTTCCAGCGCAGCGTAACTACGAGACAATGAATGACAATCCGGAAGCCCCATTGATCAATTGGTCGATAACGACAAAGCCAGTCGTTATTCCAGGAATGGCTCGTAGCGCACATTTTGTGATCGACTCGCGCTTCGGCATTCCGGATGCTGTGTCAAACCTAGAGGAGATTCTGTACGGGACCGACACTACTGGTCCCATGCTTCCGACGCCGGATCAACTTCTCGGACTGTTCACAGCGCCATTCGAGTTCATTGTTACGGACCTCGGCGCCGGCGTGTTCAGCATATCCTCCGGTCTATCCGTTATCGACGCAAATGTCGTCCTACTCGGCGGTGGCATCGCTCAGATCAGCTCGCCTTAAACGGAAGGGAACAATCTCATGGCCACTGTCGACGTTTACAGCAAGGACAAGGCTGACGAACTTCTTGCTCTGAAGCGAGTCAGGACTGGTGAAGACATCCAGATCGCCGGCGAGACCGATCTCGAAACGATGTTCGTCGAGAAGATCACGGTCGTGGACGATCTCGTTACGCCCTCGGCAAACTGGATCGATCGTCTCGTCACCTTTTTCAAGCCGTCCGCCGTCCTGGCTTCTCGTATGGTTCTCTGGCTGAATGAGTACACGGAACTTCGTCTCGCACCGGCCAAGCACAACACGACGGCGTTCCGCATATTTGTTCGAGACAGCTCCAGCGTTCAACCGACGGCAAGAGACGCAGACGTTCCTCTCATGGAGATGATGGACGACCGAGTCAACCGGAACCCGATCTGGGGGCTGTACCACGAGGGTGAGATCCGCGTGAACGAGGTCCCCATGAACTACTCGATAGTTCTCGGTCCGCTTGACCCCGTCCCTGCTGGAACGCCCGCGGGAACGATCATCGTCCGGACTGTGTAATGACCGACACTTTAGAGACGTTTGATGCTGGATTTCCCGGCGACACGGTCGCTGCAGGAACAAATGGCATCAACGCCATCATCGAGGGTACTCAGGTCTATGAGACTGGATACCATGGAGCCGCTCGTGTCCGAGCCGGAGGATCGGCTAATACAGCGAACACTCGAGTTCGTGTCAACCTCGGGTTGTCCGGAAATCACTACGGTTCAATCTATTGCATAAACAAGACAGCGCATGGTAGCGGAAGCTCTGCAGTAAACTTCCTCTATATCGTGGATAACTCGAACGGACATCTCGTCCGATTCCGAGTCAAACCATCTAACGCGTTATCGCTTGTGAATGCGGCAGGCACAGAACTGTCGGCCGGTGCTGCGGGGGACATTCCAGTCAATTCCAATTTCCGTTTGGATTGGCATCTCAATGGAACCACCCTTGACTGGCGTGTTTTCTACGACCCAGAGTCTCCAGCGGCAGCCACTCCCGATCGTTCCGGGTCTGTCACCGTTACTTCGGCGACCGCGGCAGCCGTACACCTTGGTGGTCAGAGCAGTGCCTCAATCATCAAGGACTGGTCTTTCGATACTCTTCGAGTAACAAACACCGGAACCTGGTTCGAACCGTACGAACCACCAGTCGTGGATTCGGGTGTGACTGTCTGGAATGGTGTCTCCGAAGAAGACGCTACGGTGACCGTGTGGAACGGCACCGACGAAGTCGCCATATCCGGAATAGAACTCAACCCGTAACAAAGGAGCCGAGATGTTATCCGTCACATCAAGTGGCTCTTTCAGGAACACCGAAAAGTTCTTGAGGGCCATGCTCAGGTTGGATTCCATCATCTCGGCTGCTATGCATGCTGGTGGGAAAGAGGGAGTTGCCGCCCTTGCCTCGGCCACACCGAAAGAATCTGGTCGAGCTGCAAGTTCCTGGGGCTACGAGGTCGTAAAGTCTGGCGGAGGTTACACCCTCACCTGGACAAACACAGACATCGAAGACGGATTCCCGGTAGTAATCATGCTGCAGTATGGCCACGGAACAGGTACCGGAGGATACGTAGCCGGTCAGGACTTCATCAATCCAGCGATCAAACCGATATTTGACCGAATTGCCGACAAGGTGTGGAAGGCGGTGACATCAGCATGAGCAGTATCGATACGCGCGTTGTTCAGATGAAGTTCGACAACGCTCAGTTCGAGGCCGGCGTAAGGCAGACTCTTGGTTCGCTTCAATCGCTCAACAAAGGCCTGCAACTTGCTGGGGCCACCAAGGGTCTACACGACGTCGCTGCTGCTGGGAAGAACGTCCAGTTGGGTCACATATCCACCGCTGTACAAGGCATTGCTGATAAATTCCGCGCCCTATCAGTCATAGGCATTACGGCGCTCGGAACTATCACGCATGCTGCAGTCTCCGCCGGCGCAAGGCTCATCAAATCTCTTACTCTCGATCCAGTCATCAAGGGTCTCAGAGAGTACGAGACAAATCTCAACTCGATTCAGACCATTCTGGCGAACACCGGTCTCGAGGGCCAAGCAGGCCTTAACAAGGTCAATGGGGCTCTCCAGATCCTCAACGACTATTCAGACAAGACGATCTTCAACTTCTCTGAGATGGCACGCAACATCGGAACCTTCACAGCTGCCGGTGTGAAGTTGGATGTCGCAACCTCCGCGATCAAGGGTATTGCGAACCTGGCCGCCGTATCGGGGTCGAACGCGCAACAGGCCTCTACGGCCATGTACCAGATGTCTCAGGCCATATCTGCGGGCAAGGTCTCGCTTGAGGACTGGAACTCGGTAGTCAACGCCGGCATGGGTGGCGCTGTCTTCCGAAACGCTCTGATGGAGACCGCTCGAGTTCACGGTGTGGCCGTGGAT